CGAAGATAATAGTACGAATATCGACCAGACGGTTAACGCTGACCCCGAAGACCAAGCACAGCTCTCTCGTGTCGTCACTGACGCGATTGCTGAAGCGAACTCGTTCGAGCGGCGGCGTCAAGGAGGACAATAAATTATGGCTAATCCATTCAACCAGTTCGGGACGAACGGCGAGCGCGTGGATTTCGAGTTCACGCCAAGTGAAATTGACGCTGGCGGGACAGGAAACTTTCTGTATTCTGTTGAGATTCCTGACGCTGACCCGAATCGTAATCTGCAAGCTGAAGTAAAGGCGTTCTTGTACGTTAACGGTGTCGTTGATTCGACTATTGTTGCGAGCGAAGTTACTGAAACCGAGGAGAACGAGACGGTTGAAGGAACGTTATCGCATACGTTCCAGACTAATAGTAGCCGCAATGAAGCTATTGATGAAGGGCAGCGCGAAGAGGCTCTTAATCAAGGTACGGAGACTCGGGAGAAATATAATAGTTATCCGAGAACCGACGAGCCTATCTGGATTAAGGTTGAGATAGACTACTATGACCCGAACGCGAGCGGCTATCGGAGAGGTAACGTTGACGAAGTTGCGAGCACGGTCGATGAGTCAGTTAGTGTTACTAATCCGTTCGATGCGCCGGAGCCTGCTGATACGTCACCGCCTGTTGAGATAGGTGGGAATGATACGCTCTCTGGTACGTTCGAGGGGCGGACTCCGTTCTCTGTGAAAGACATCGAGTACGAGGATGATGCGACGTACTTGGAGTCTATCTATACACAAGAGCAGATTAATAGTAATAATTATAGTATTTCGTTCGACTATTCGAACCCAACTGTTGCTATTGATACTGCCGGGAGATTCGTCAAGCACGATATTATTGGCGGTACGGTAGTCAGGCAGAAGATTGGAGAAGACCCAATCAATATTTCGATTAATGGCGTCTGTAAGAGAGAGACGGCTAATCGGATTGACTCCCTCCGTGATGCGAAGAGCGGGAAGATTTTCTCCGATAGGTTGCCGGGAGATAATGATGCGCTGAGAGTACAGTTTGGCTCGACTTCTACGTCTCCGATGGAGGATGGTGGTTCTGCTGATATTACTGATGGGCGATATTTGTATACGTTCCAGATTAATGCAATCGAAGTGATTCGATAAATGACTGACATTATCGAAGATAACGTTGACGTTGATTTGCAGATAGGTACTGCCGGCTCCGATAAATCTGCCGGCAACGCTGAGCCGGGGGTCAGTACGTTCGACGAGGACGCGCTATTCTGGGATGTCATTGAGATGAAAGTAGAGATTACGCAAGTGGCTGTCCCGAACTACGTGAAGGGGAAAGTCACTCCTCGGCCTGAAGCAACTGCTGAATTGAATAATCTTCTCAGTCCTGACCTCGGTGAAACTGACGCGCCGGACGAAGCAGTTGCGCAAGGGAACTTACCGAATAATGGTATCTCGAAACTCGTCGGCTCTCGATTCCGTCTTGAGGCAGATAACGACCTCGTTCCTGTCCCGAGCGATGATGATTCGACAACTGTTCGCGGCACGACTGATGAAGTATCGCCCGATGAGGAGGACACGCTCTTATTCGACGGTCGTGTTGCGAATATGTCTCCAGTCGGGACGAACGTATACGAAGTGATTGCGTACGACCCCGGCCAGCAAGCATTCAATATTGGTGAAGAGTCTGGCTCTATAATCAACCAGAAGCTCGAATTGACTGGTAGTTCAGTTACTGGTATCCGAGCGCCACAGGATGCGCAGGATAATAATGTTACTGGTGAGCACGAAATTCCTGCGAGCGAGCTAGTCCAATTCATCATTGATGAGGCTGGCATTGGCGCGAAGTCTATCGTAGACCTCAAGTCAGGGCAAGATATTACGCAACGGATTGCCGAGCGGCAGACGAGCAGCGAGACGCTTATCAGTTTCAAGAAGAGTGTCGTTACTGTGAAGGAAGCACTGAATAAGGTCCGAGAGCAGACTCGCTCAGAGTGGTGGTTCGATAAGGATGGCACGTTCTACTTTGGCGACCCGGCGTCTCTCGGTGGAGGCGTGGAGACGTACGAGGTTAGCCTCATTAAAGATACGAGCGCTGGCATCACGACCCCTCCGTATCAGTCTGTTCGCGTGATTGGCTCTGGTGTTGCGACGACGGAGGGGTGGGCTGGCAATTCGAAGATTCAGAGTGAGGAAGATAAGATTGTGAAAGAAGTTAATATTGGCTTCCCTGATTCTGGTGGCTCGCAGGCTGAAGTCGTCCTTGAGCTTGACCCCGACGATTTGTTCGAGCCGACGTTCAAATATATTAACGCTGAGCTTTCGACGGACCAGTCAGTACAGAATACTGCGTTGAAGATTGCTGATGATTTGATTAGTCAACAGGCGTCCGGTAAAGTGACGGTTCTCGGGTTTGCTGAGGTGCAGCCGTTTGACGGAATCGTGATGCCGAACACTGAAGAGCAGCCGATGGGCGGCCAATTGTATGACGTGTATGCTGTCAGACATAAGCTAAACACGAGCGATGGGTTCGTGACTGAAATAGAGGTTGCTGGTCCGAACCCGTCGATTCGTGGCCAGATTGATGTTGGGCAGGAAGGCGACCGTAACATTATCGCTACGTCGATTGAGCGAGACGTTTACACGCCTGATGGTGAGCGTCGTGCATTTGGAGCAGGTGCTGGTACTGGCTCTGATGAAACTGATTCAAATGATGGTGACTTCGAGCGCGGCCCCGGATTTGGTAGATAATTATGGCAAACTTTGATAGAACACAGTCGTCGTTCATCGAGAATACGGTGCGCGACTTCATCGATGAGCCGCGAGTTGGGAAAGTACTTACTGTATACGAACACCTTGAGGAAGGAGACCAATCCAACTTCGAGGCTGACGTTTCGGTTGATGGCGGTACGAGACTTGAGCGACTTGCACCATTGTCGAATAGTGGCTCTGACTCGATTGACGTGCCGAAAGTTGGCGATACGGTGATGGTTGAGTTCCAAGCTGGCGAGAGCGCGGAGCCAGTGATTACTGGATACGTGAGTACTGTTACTGATAGGCCGCCGCTAGGCAAAGCTGGTATGAGTCGTAATAAGTTCGATGCTGGTCAGGAGGAGGTTCTTGACGATGAGAATAATGTAGTTCAGCAAGAGGTTAGTTCGCCTGCTGGAACTGGAGACCTGTACGTCACAGGCTATACGAACTACGATAAGGATGCTGCGGACGTGAATAAGGAAGACCTTATTCCAGAGGAGGCGCTCGTTCAAATTGCGAAGCGCTCTGATGACGTTGCTGACCCAACCGAGGAAGGCGCTCTACCGGCCAAGGTCGAGTTCTATGACGCTCCGGCGGGCGACGAGGCCCATATCACTGTCGAGTTGAATAAACGCGACAGCAGCGATTCTGACGCGACGTGGGGGATGCGGTTCGATTTGAAGACTGGTGAAGTGAAACTCGTTGACCCGAGTGGATATGGCTTCGTCTCGGACGGTGATGGTAATTGGACGTGGGAGTACGAGTCGAAGACTGAGAATCAAGTGAGTGGCGGCGGGTCGCTGTCACTATAAATCGAAAGGTTTAAATAATATGGCAGACAACATAAAGGCAAGCTTGCTGGTGGTAACTTATGGCTGAAGAAGACCTCGGTGCAGGTATCTATCTCGACAGAACGCTCGACTTCGAAGTTGGGGGAACTGGTGACCTACGCACTACTTCTGGTGGCGAGGAGCTTGAGAAAGACCTCTCATTTCAGTTGTTGATTGTTTTGGATGAATTGAAAGGACAACGGCTGACTCCAGAAACTGAAGCGAATATTAAGAGTCTTACTGTTGATACGATAACGTCTGACGTTCGCGTCGAGGCTATCGACCGAGGCTCGATACAAGTGCGGAAACCGGGACGTAACTCGCTCCGAATCGATGCTTTCGTCACAACGACAGACAGCGAATACGAGCTAGTGTTTAACCTATGACATTTATTCAATCAAAAGAAGAAATCTACGAAGAGTTGAGAGACTCACTTACTGGTCGCATAACGAAGCTTACTAATTTCACTGACCGCTCGTTCAACTACGTTTGGACGCAAGCGTTCAGTCAAGAATTGCGCGAGCTACAAGAGTACATTATCGTCTCACAGCTCGCCGGGTTCATCGACTACACTGGCGGTCCAGTCACAGAAGACGACCTCGCCGAACTCGGTTTAGAGGGAGAAATCTCAGCTGAGCGAGTGAACGAGCTGATGGAAGAGCAATGGCTCGACGAATACGTGAAGATTGTCGGTGTGACGAGAGACGAAGGGTCTGCTGCAACAGGAACGGTCACGTTCCAAACACAGAGTGCGCAGACGACTATCCCCGAAGGAACGAGAGTCACAACTCCGCCACAGGAAGACGGTGATACAATCGATTTCCTGACGACAGAGCCAGCAAGCACGAGTGCTGGGGAAACAGAAGTAGATAATGTTCCAATAGAAGCTGTTGCTGAAGGAAGTGAGTTCATCGTTCCAGCAGGAGAAATTAATCGAATCAGTAATCCGCCAGTTGGTGTAACTGGTGTCAATAATTCTACTTCTACTACTGGCGGCCAAGACCGAGAGGAGAACGACGAACTCAGAGAGCGAGCGAAAGACGTTCTCTCCGGCGCAGGTGAAGGCGGAACCGTCGAAGGAATCAAAGCCTATATTCGAAACAACGTCGACGCAGTGCAGAGCGGTGACGTAATCATCGACGAGTTCACCGACCCGTGCCCCCCCTTCGTCGACGTGATTGTTGATGGCGGGACTGACTCTGAAGTAACTGCTGCAATAGAAGCATCTCGCCCTACCGGAATCAGGCACACGCTCGTCCGACCAGAAGTAATCGAAATCTCGATGAACGTCGACCTCGACGGAACTGACATCGATACCGCTGCCGTCACTGACGATATTGAGACGTTCTTCCTGAATCTCGGAATCGGGGAAACGCTCTACTCTGACCAACTAATCAGAGAGATTATGCTCTCCGATAGTGACATTATCAATATTGACAGACTCGACGCAAACATCGAAGAAGTGACGGGAGAAGCATTCGAGTTCGATAACGCGCAGACTGACTATCGACTAACGTACACGTACGAAGACGAGAACGGCTCAATTGAAATTGAAGATAAGAGCGGCGACGTGTACGTGGAGAACACGGACTTCACTGTCGAAGACCAGACTGGCGACGGATGGCCTGAGACTATCGTTTGGGGAGGGGGCGCGACTCCTGACGATGGCGAAGACTTCTTCGTCGACTACGACGTAACTGTGCCGGGAGTCACGAAGAACGGTGACAAGTATGGGACGGAGCTTGTTCGAGACGAAATCTTCACGTTCAACCTCGGGCAGCAGGATTCGTTCGACTATAATAATAGTGACCCGACATACGAGTTAAGCTATCATCCGTTCGACGGAACAGTAAGTATCGTTGACGAGAATACTACGTCCTTCACCGAAGATACGGATTATCAGATTGCGCCACTCGGTGATGAGGCTGACGCGGACACGTTCACCTACGACGATACGCAGACCGACTATACGCTCAGCAGCGACATTGAGATTGACGACGTAGCAATCATCGACGCGAATGGAAACATCTACCTACGGGGCACTGACTATACGACAATCGACGCTGACGGTGATGGTTTCGATGAAACAATTCGATGGGATACTGGTAATAGTACTCCTACTGATACTGTCGACTTCACCGTGAACTATAACGGCTATAAGAAGACAGTGCGCTGGGATACGAATAATAGCACGCCACCACAAGACGACCAGTTCACGGCAACGTACGACCAAGCATTGTACGATACTGACCGAGAAGTTGTCGAAACTCCGGGTGGTATTATTCGAGACGGTAGCGGCGACCTCTACAATGAGGATACTGAGTATATTCTCAGTGACGCTGACCGAGACGACGAAGATGATGCAATAGAATGGACGACGAATCCGGCGAGCTTGAGCGACGATGAAGAGTTCTACTTCACGTATATCGCTGAACCGGACATTTACCCAACGCTACGGAAGAAGCTCGACCCCGGCGTAATCAACGTAAACGTTAACTAATGCCTGAACTAGATAACAGACCACAGCTCCCCGAGATAATCCCCGACGACGTTGTTACTGTCAGGGGAGAGATTCACACGTATGAGACCTTCGAGAGCGATAGTGGTACGATAGAAGTAAAATCCTACACGCTGAATAAGGCTCCGATTATCGAGATTGAGTCAATTCAAGGAGTTGACCAGAACGGTGAATCTAGAACGTTCAGTAATGGTGTGGACTACGAGCTTGACAGTACTATTAAAAATAGCGACGATACGTTCACGTACGTTACGACAGAAAGCGATTACGAGCTGACGCGAGAACCTGACATTCCATCAATCTCAGTCGAAGACGAGTCGGGTGATGCGTACACGAAAGATTTCGATTGGGAGATAGTAAACACTGACGGTGCTGCTGCCGACACGCTGCGCTGGCTCGATACTGGCAGCAGTCCTAACGACGGTGAGAACTTCACTGTCTCGTACGAGTCGACGTTCGAGAACTCTGCTGTCGTCTGGCAGGATGATGGCAACAATTTGCCTGAGCCGGGTTCGGAGTTCTACGTGACGTATCGAGCTGAGTCCATTGTCAGCCGGTATCTCGATGAATCCGAAGCAAAGCTAGATAGCTTGGAGGATGAGATATTGAACGTTATCGAGTCGAAGTTCATCGATACGGCGAGTGGCGACGAGCTAGGTGAACTCGGGAAACTATTCGGCCCACTTATTGGCAAACGACGTGGGCGCAACGACACCGAGTATCGTATCTATCTCCGTAGTGTCGTTCGCTCGTTCGTCTCACGTGGGACTGTCGATGGTATCAAGCTCGCTATCTCTGCTGCGACTGACGTTCCAGTTGAAGATATCGATATCATCGAGAACTTCGAGAAGAACGAGTATAACGTTGCTGTCGTGCCGAACACTCCAGTGACTGGCTCGCTTATTGAGGATGTTGCTGAAGTCGCTGACCCGAGCGGTGTGAATCAGCTACTCACTCGGTTCGAACTAGAGGATGAAGAAATCTTCGTAACGGAAGAGATAGTCTTACAGAAGGATACGGATGGACTCGGCCCACAGGAGAAGCGATACGCTGATACGACTGACACGACAGCAATCGATGAAACTATCGCGCTTCCTGCTGGCCGAACACTCGACTACGCACTCTCCGACGATGCGTTAGCGATTAACGATAATAAGTTCGATGCTGGCACTGACACTACTAGTGGTGATGACGACGTATTCATCAACCCGAACAAGTTCGATGCTGGCACTGACACTACTAGTGGTGATGACGACGTATTCATCAACCCGAACAAGTTCGACGCTGGCACTGATGCGGCGAGTGGTGATGATGCTGTAGATAATATCGAGCAGCGCTTTGTCGAGTGGGATACGACGAACTGGGACGAGATGTATTGGGCGGTTGAACACAACTAGTACCGAAAGCTTTAACTGAGAGTTCGTTGCGGTTTGAGGAACTCGATGTGATGCTTTACACCGAAAGATTTAAGTAGCAGTAACTCTAACACAAACACAGAACACTATTACTATGCAGGCACGAAACACTGACAGCAAGATGCGGCTTACTGGGCGTATTGACAGAAAAACATACAATACCGAAGCACTTCGAAAACAACACGACGACTGGGATAAGAAGAGTAAGAGAGAGAAGCTCGAACTCACACGAGACGCAGAACCCGTCGACCAAGAGACAGTCTATAACGTAACGACGGACTTGCTCCACGAGTACTTCGTCGACAACCTCGACCCAGCAAATAACGCTACTGAGGCGAACGTTGACGCATCGTGGCTCGGACTAGGGACGAACGCTGGCGGTGGGACGACCACGGCTGACACTGACCTCAATAATCGTACGTACGAGGAGACAGTGACGGACCACGCCGATAACGATAAAGAGCTTCTTGCGAGTACGTTCCTCGATTCGACTGAGGGTAACGGGAACACGTTCGACGAGCTAGGACTCTTCTCTGGCGACCCCGCTAATCTCGGTAACGCAGAAGTATTCCTCATCAATCACGCGACGTTCAACCCTGTCGTGAAAGATAACTCGAAGACTGTCACCTTTGACGTAACGCTCGCGTTCGCTGACGCATAAACTCAGCTATCTTATTATTTAGATGACACAAAAAGTTAATCCATCTCCACTACGACCTGCGGAATCATTCAAGACAGGTCTTGCAATCAGCTACGGTGGGCACGGCTCAGGCCCAATCAGTGGCTACGTTGTCCCATCCAGCAGCCCTACTGAGATTTCGACGCAAGACGCGAGTATCGACGAAGTGCAACTGAACGCTTTCACTGAGACAAGTAGCGGTAGCTCGCTCGACGTGACTATCGACGCAGGTGAAGCGTTCGTTGCAGGTTCGTGGCTCGCCAAAGATACCTCGACTAACGTCTCGCTAGCAGCATCTACAAACAGCCAGACAGTGTACGTCGGGTGGGATAAGGAGGCAGCGAATGGTGTAATCGTCGGCCTCGACGCAGCGTTCGACACTGCTGCCGGTAATACTGATGAGCGCATCCCCTTATTCGATTTCGACACTGACGGGACTGGTGTTACTGCTGTCACTGACCGGCGTCGCCTCGATTACACGATTGACGTTCCCGGTGCAGCATACTTCGGCTCGAACGAGGACGTAAAGCTCGAATGGGATGGGAGCGCGCTCGATATTGATAATCAAGTTAACGTTCCGGCAGATACGTTCGACTCGACCGAAGTCGATATCGGTCGCGGGCTAGAAGACGACGGCTCTGGCGCGATACAGTTCGACGAAGATACGAGCTATACGTATACAGCGAAGAACACGTTCAACGCTGGCATCACAGCAGAACGAACCGTCGAATCGAGCGAAACAATCACTATCGAGTCGGATAACGGGATGGTGATTAGTGGAGAATTAACGCTGAACGGAGAAATTAACGTCAACGGGACGTTCACGACAACAGACCGGATTACTGGCACCGGCCGGATTACTGGAACAGGTGCCGTGGAGGTACTATAATAATGCCTATAGAATTCGCAGAAGACCTACTGGAGAACGATAATTTTGTTGTATCGGAGAATGGGAGCGGAGACCTCATTCAAGAACACAAACCGAGTGGCGCGCAGTTCAAGTTCGATACGTCACTGAACCGATGGGTTCCGGTTGAAGGACTCGACCTCGATGGGAGCGATATCGATAACGTCGGGTCGTTAAGTACAGACGAACTGTCTGTCAGCGATTCGGACGCGCGAATTTACGTCTCATCCTCGTCGACGACGATCACCTCAGGACAAACGACAGTCGTCCCGTTCGACTCAATAGAAAATGAGGACGCGTCTGTGCTTAGTGTGGACACCTCGAATCACACTATCACGGTAGAGCAGGATGGCGTCTACTGCTTATCGGCTAACGTCTACTGGGATGACTCAGTGGACTGGACGACGGGAGACGCAGCGTGGGCGCGAATATATCTGAACGGTTCTCGGCTGACAAACTACGGCAATCCAAAGACGGGAGAGGGGAACGAAACCGTTCAGGTCCAATACTTTAGCGACTTCTCATCTGGCGACACATTCGACGTCAGAATCAACCAAGATTCGGGCGCCGACCAAACGCTGATTGGCGGCAGTGATGAATCGCTCTCGCGCTTTGAGGCTTGGCGTGTCGCATAGTGAGGCCTACTGAACAGACCAATCACCACCAAAACCACTGAAAGAATGTCAGACATCGCCATCGCACACAAAGACTACGACGTCCGCGGCGGCGGCGAGCGAGTCGCCGAACACCTCGCCACCATGTTCGACACCGAGCTCTACGTCGGCCGCCGCGGCGCCGACAACGAGCCCGACAGCCCAGCGTTCGACCTCACCGAGATCGACTACGGCCCGCTCGGCGAACGAATCGCGAAACGCTGCATCGACCGCGGCGGCGCCACCCGGTCAGCGGCCTACCAGCTCGTCTGGCAGCAACAACCCGCGCTCGAGGCGTACGACACCATCATCACGAGCGGCAACGAACCACTCTGGTACGTCCCCCGAGACCACCAGACCGTCATCGCGTACACGCACAGTCCGCCACGCTGGCAATACGACCTCTTCCACGACATCCCCGACAGCGGCCTCATGGGGTTGCTCGGCGTCGGCTACAACTACGCCTCCAGAGTCCTCTACCAGCACAACGTCCCGCGCGTCGACCACTTCATCGCGAACAGCGACCTCGTCGCACGCCGCATCCAGCAATACTGGGGCATCCCCGAGGACGACATCAGCGTCGTCTACCCCCCAGTTCACACGCACGAGTACAGCCCGCGCGACGCACGCACGCGCGACTACTATCTTCACCTCGGGCGGCTCGCCGACCACAAGCGCATCGACGACCTGCTCGACGCGTTCGACGGCCTCGACGCCCACTTGAATATCGCCGGCAAAGGACCAGCACGCGACCGCCTCGAAGCCCAAGCGCCGGACAACGTCGAGTTCCTCGGCTACGTCAGCGAGGAACGCAAGTATGAGTTGATGGCGGGCGCGAAAGCGCACGTCTACCCGGCGCTCAACGAGGACTTCGGCATGGTCCCCGTCGAGTCCATGGCGGCCGGGACGCCAGTGATCGGCGTCGACGAAGGCTTCACGCGCTTCCAGATACTGGAGGGCAAGAACGGCTACACGTACGACCGCGGTACTGACGGCCTCCGT